GAATCAAAAGCAGATGTTGGATGAGTAGGGTCAAATGCTTTAAAGTCTATACCTTGAGGTAACTGTTCAAATACACCAGCTTGAGCGTTCATTGTTGGATTGAAGGTATCTTCATATTCACCATCACCGACATAACCATCACCATCAGGTGAAGTAAAGAAACCCATTTTAGATGCACCAACTCTAGCTGCAACTATTTCTGCTTCTAAATAACCATTTAACATCTTCACATTAGCCATTGATGTAGCAACCAAAGAAACACCTCTAGTTTGTTCTGCTCTAGTAGGTAGGTAAGCATGGATAATTTCATCTGCTGGAACTCTAATATGTTGATTTTGACCCGCGTAAGTTCTATCGTATGGATGGTCTTTATATAAGTGATATGCCACTGGCTTATCATACTTATCTACTTCTACGCCCATCTTAATGCGATTGCCTGTGGCTTTATACACATCATTTTTATTTTCATCTAAATGGTCTGCTTCTAAGAACTGTATTTGAAATCCAAATGGAGAATTACTATCTTTTATTTTTCTTATTAAAACCTCACCATCTCTAGCTAAAGATTCAATAAATATTTTCTGACAATCTAAAAACGATAATCTACCATTGGTAGTACAATTGCCAACCTTCGACCAATCCTTCCAAGCTGACTCAATGAGCTGGTTAGCAGCAAGGTCTAATGAACCATTGTCATTTCGACTTTTACTACTAACTCTTATGCCATGCTTACCGATAACATTAGACACCATCAGGTTAAGGTATCTTGCAATGTAGCTATCGTTCCTTGCTAACTCTCTTGCTCTATCTCTTAATATTCTTATGTTATCTCTTATTTCAGCATCGGCACTTGTAGAGCTTGTTATAAAGTCTGCAAACAACCTACCTGTACTAGCACCAGTATAACTTCTTCTATAAGCCTGTTTCTTTTTCTTTTTAGGCTCGTTAACGCCTAGTATTCTGTTATACCATGCCATTATGTGTAACTCTTAGGTGTAGAACCAGTAGAACCACCAAAATTAACCTTGATAGTGTTTCCTGACCCTCTTTTGTTTTTAATTCTTAATTGTTTTACTTCTTTTAGATATTCAGCCTTGTATCTAGCCCTGAATGTTAAAAGTTCGTCTATAGACATTCTTGATAATGACCTTCCAGCTATAGACATAGATGACTGGTCAATATTTGCCCTATTCTCAATAACAGCTTCTACTGCATCTAAAACAATCTTTGCATGACTTCTAACTGAAGCAGTTGTAGTCGCATAATTATCTTGAACTTCTACAAAACCTTCTTCTAACTTAACCCTTGCTGAGTCAGAGCTTCTAGTCATGTAAGAAACCCAATTATAATTACCTTTTGTGTAAGAAGCAGTATTGGTAGCTTCTATTATGTAAGTATCATTAGACTCAGTGGCAGTTAATGTAAAATTAGAAACTGTTGCACCATCAACTAGATTAAACTCGTATGATAATACATAAGAAGCTACTGGGTAATCTTCTGATAAATCGTCTCTTTTCCACGCCCAAAAGTCTCCCAACTGCAATTCAGTAGGAACTTGAGATGGATAGTTTGTTGAATCAAATTTGTTGCTCAAGCAAAAACCTCATAAATGTTTTAGATATATCTACATCTAACACTAAGGTTTATTAGTCTATTGTCAATATAGAAACAAGAAAATCTTATTATTTCCAAGAAGTAGCGAAATTACCCCTATTTATACCCTTTTGTGGTTTGTTTTGTGGTTTTTGCTGTGGTTTTGACTCTTTGGTAAGTATTTTATTCTCAATAGAGTCATAGTTTGGGTTTAGGATGTAGATAGCAGCAAAGTTATAAACCAATGTGTCCAACGCTTCGTTCCTTGGTCTGATTTGTTTCCAAGCAAGTGTTTTTCTACCTCTAACAAACTTTGTTATTCTTTTTTCACTTGTAAGTTGTTTGAAGTATTCTTCATCAAGGTCTGAACAGAAATGTAAGGTTGTTTTATCAGGCTCAGTGGCTAATCTAGCAAATATAGCTTCTTTAGCACTGTCAGTACCAACACCATACAGGACAGCCCTATTTTTACCAACAAATGTAGGCCTGTTGGCTATTGGCTTACCTGCTGTTGATAAACCTTTGATTGCAAATATTCTTCTAGCCTGTCTTGGTTTGGTAAATTGATAAACCATGTTTGTATGATGTCCACCTGAGTCGATAGTGCAACATGATATAGGTATAAGTCTTTCAGATTCAGTTTTAAATCGTTTTTTCAGATAAGCATCTAAGTCTGACCATACGTTTTGTGCATTGGGGTCACCCCAAAATATCTTATAGTCACAAACCCATGCTTCATAATCTTTACCCCATCCCACTAATTGTAGTTCTAACCTATCCTTTTGCGTGTCCACACCAGCAGTTAAAACTAAAACATCTTCAGGTATCGTTGTGTAATCGTAATTTAATCTACGTTCAAGTAATGTCTCATACTCAACAGCATCGCCTTGCTCTTCCCAAGATTCACCTAAAGCAGTATTAATCCAAGTCTTTAACATCTCAGGGTTCTTTTTGGCTTCAAGAAATGATTTAGCCATGTCCGCCCATGTTGACCAAACTGAATATAGTTCTGAAATATGAAATCCTGCTGTATCTGACTTAGGTGCTGATGCTATCCACTCACCATGCTTTAACATCCACTGCTTTTTAGACTCATCAATAATAGAACCACATTCTTCACATGCATAATTAGCTGTTTCAGGCTTATCTTCTTCCCAAACCACATTCTTCCATTTTAAGACTTGTTTGTGGTCACATTCAGGACAAGGCACATGATAGTAACGTTTATCTGATTCTTCAAAAGCAGTTTCTATTCTTGATAGTCCCTTAACAGTTGGTGTTGAACATAGATAAATCTTCTTATTCCAAAAGGTTGTTGTTCTCTTGGTTGCTAGTGATATTGGGTCACCTTCTGCTCCAGCACTTGATTCATATCTATCACACTCATCAGCTAACACTATCCTAATAGGTCTTGAAGCTAAGCCTGATGCAGAATTAGAACCAACTATATTTAGATTACCACCAGCAAACTTTTTAGATAAAACTGTATTACCGCTATCTCTACTTCTTGGGTCTTTAACACAATCCCTTATCTTTTCAGAATCCCTAATCATCATAGCCAATCTGTCTTTGCTGAACGCCTGAGCCATCTGAAGTGTTGGTTGCATTATAAGCAATGGTGCTGGGTCTTGGTCTATGTAGTAACCAATAACATTTAACAAAATTTCGGTAGCACCAACCTGTGCTGACTTCATAAATACTATTCTTTGAATATCAGGGTCATTAAAAGAGTCCATAATCTCTCTTTGAAATGGTGCTCTGTCAGTTCTCCACTGACCTGCTTCTGCTGAAGATTCAGGTGACAGTCTTCTATAGGTGTCTGCCCAGTTACTTATCTTTAGATTGGGTGGTGGAGTCCAAACCTGATTGGTCTCCTGTATCACCTTTTCTATATTTTTGAGGTATTCCATCTTGTGCTAACTCATTTAGTGCTTCATGCACATGTTCCTTTAATATCAATTCTGCTTCTGCGTATTTATCAACAGTTATAACCTGATGTGCGATTCTTGATGGTAGTCCTAATAGTTTTGCTCTGCTATTAGATACATAATCAATCCAAGTATCTTCTACCAATTGTGCTGGTATTAAGCTCCCTTCCATCTCTTCAACCTCTAGCTCAGCCTTTCTAGCTTGAGCTGCAGTTAGTTTGGTTTTTTCTTCAGCAATATCGCCAGTACCACTTCTTTTATTGTATCCGCCCAACTTTCTAAGGTACGAAATGTAAGCAACTCTACAAACATCTATATTGAGTGGACTTCTACCCATTTTAGAGGGAAGGACACCATCTCTAATCAATTCTGAGACTCTTTTGACTGATAAGTCTAAATGGTCTGCAACTTCTCTTTGTGTGGCCATACAGTGCGTTAATTACCTAATTAAATATTGACTGTCGCTAAGAAAATACCGAGCTGTCCAATTACC